AACTTGGGATACACCTGGTAGCTGGACATGCCGTAGGTGAACCTGCCCAACACCACCTGCTTGAAATCGCCGTAGGAGATGAGCTCGCTCGCCACATCGTTGCGGGTGGTGGCAAGCCTGCAGTAGCGATTGTCTAGAGCCTCCAGCCCCGCCACCGGCATTCCCATGCCGATAGCCTTGCCACGAGTGAAACGCCACTTTACGAAGAAATCGCCAAAGTAATAGAAGTTCTTGATGCACGACTTGCAGAACTCTTCGACCGATGGAAGTCCACGGTCTGCCCAGGAGCCGAGCCAGCGCATCACCTCGGGCAACTCCTCGTACTGACGGATGAGCTTACCATTGTCTATCACCTGCTTGTATGCTGCCACGCCGTGGCCATAGAGCATCTTGATCTCCTTGGAGTAGAGGCGAGGCAACAGGCGGTTCTCCTTAATCTCCTTGGTCACCTCGTCGCAGAGCTGATTGTTGTAGCCACGCATGAGCACCTGATACCCCTGCAGGGAGAGATACTGGTGGTCGCCTCGCCACAAGGGCGAAGGAATGAATGGCGAGCCGAAGGCAGGCGACTGAATGAGTTGATCCCCATGGAAGAACTCCTCGCCCTCGCCTAGCTGGAAGGTGAAGGTGTTGCCGTCGCTGATGTAACAGCCGGCGTTACCATACATTTCTATTGTGTAATCTTCGTTCATAACCAATTTATTTTGTGAAGTTTAAATCCATCCTGAGGAAAGCCCATGAAGCGTATGAGGATGCGATAGCACATCTTAGGCTCTCCATGCTCGTCGGTAAAGAGAAAGTAATTCTCCCCGTCTACGGCGTATCGCTCGTGCGGCAACTGCGTCCTGTACTTGCAGTGATGGCACACCTTGAGTTTGGCACTCGCCTGCCCCTTGGACCTGGAATAAGGGAAGAACGCCACGGTGAACTCGCCATCAGGCAGCTTGCTTATCTCCCTCGCCCACTGAAGGGCCGTGATGCCGTCCATAACAATGTTCTTGCTCATAACGATGCGAAATTAGTGAAAAAAAATGTTCCCGCAAAAGACCCCGGCGATGCCCAACGCCGTCATATTTCCCAGAACGTAAGGCGCTGCACCTCACCTCGCCTTCCCAGCGGTGCGTGCACGTTTGCGCCAGTTGAATTTTTCGTTTTTTATTTTTCTGAAACCATTTGCGCTGACTTTCAGCCACATGGCTATTTCACCTCTTCATTTTGGGGTAATTATTGCCTGTTTTCGAGAAATTATTCCATCAAACTGCGGCGTTTTTAGCACCTAAATGACGAAATTATCAGGCAAATCTACAGGATATGTGCTCAATTCTGCCTTGACAACGTCGCTGTAGAGACCATATAGTAGGTAAATCATAGCCGAAGGGAGCTGCGTGGTGAGACCTGCTTGGTTCTTGAGAGCCTGCTTCTTCTCCGAGCTCTTGTCGAGCTCTATCTTTCCGTCGGTCTTCTTCAGTGGAGATATCATGATGGCACTGCAGAGGTTCGGGCATTCATTCTCGTCGATACGTATCCTAGGCAGCAATGGGCTGCGCTCGCCAAAGAGCATCTGGCAGAGCTTGAACTGCTGCCAATGGTAGATGGTTGGCGCGTCTTCGTTGAAGAGGAACACCGTAAAGCCATACGACTCCAGAGAGGCCTTGAGGTTGAGCGAGTCGGTGGTAATCTGCTCCAACTCCTCCTTGCGCTTGTTACCCGCTCGGTCTGGGTACAGGTAAATGGTCTTGTTGACGGCAGCGGAACCAAAGAACTGGTATACTTTCGCCGTGAGGTCGTTGAAATCTTCCGGAAGATAGGCAAAGAACTCCTTGATGATGTCGAGCACGTTGTCGCTGTCTTTCTTCTGGGCTACGATGAGCGACTGGAAATTGCCGGGGTCGTAGCCCATGAATAGAGGCTCGTGAGGGTCGTAGTGCTTCAGATACTCGGCGGTAAGCGTAAAACGCTCCTTGAGATCATACTTCACGATGGCATCGTATCGGTAAGAATCCTTATATTGATGCTTGACGTGATCGTAGTTGATGAAGAACTTATTGGATACCTCCTTGTGACGGATGGCGCAGATGGCTGTGAGGAACTCGTCTACATCGAGGGTGTCGAGCTGGGTCTTGAAGAACTTCGGGCCAAGGATATCCTTGTTGCAGAACGAGGAGGCACGGATGTAGAAGATAGCGTTGCGCCTCATATCGGCGAGGCGAGGTTTCCATCGCTCCACGAACGAATTGAGTTTCAACGACTCCAGGCGCATCTTCTCAAGTAATACTGGATCCTTGCTGTCGCGCTCTTCCTGGCGAAGAACGAACAGGCGATACAGGCTCTTGTTTATCTCCAACGATACGGTGGCAATTTCCTCGATGAGCTGCGGGTTCATCTTGCTCTCATACTCCTCGAACCAGTCATCCTCGCCAAGATCTACACGAGCAGTGTCGCTCACGCCCGTCACACCTTCGTAGTAAGCCGAGCGACGAACGTCGGCAGGACCGCCACGGAGAGAAGGGAATAATCGGGTCTTGAGCTTCTCGCCACTGTTGTGCTTCATCTCCTCCACGAAGGCGTGCACGGCGTTTCTGCCGGCCACACTCTCCGGCTGGTCGCTTGATACGAGCTGCAGGTGGGCCCCATTGCGGAACACCACGCTGTGCTTG